ATAGATTTCAGAATAACAGTTAGAACAAAAAGCCCCGAATGGGGCCAGTTAATTTTTTATAAGTATTTTTCTACTAGGTACACCATTATGGAACAGAGTCCCCACATGGCGAGTAGGAATATAACCCCGCTTGCTGCCATCCAGAATGTCATTAGCCTTCTCCGTTATCACTCATGCACCGATACACTAACTGGTGCCTATAATCAAAGTCCCTGCGGTACTCTTGGAGCTTTAGTTCGATAGACTGTTCATGCCCTCTTGGTAAGGGTGGTGTTAAGTCTGGTTTCATATAGAACTGGAAGTAGTCTAGGGCTACGCTTACTTCAATAACCTTGCCATCTTGTTCACCGCCAAAGAAGAAAGCTTTCATAAATCGAACTCAAATTTTTCGGTTAATTGATTAAGCAATATGATGTGGTGTGGTGCCACTGAGCCTTCTTCTACTGGGGGTAGCTTTGGGCTATCTATTAGCATCTTAAAAACACAACGGGGGTAATCATACTCAACACGAATAGGTGTTGCTTGTAAATCGTACAGCATCTTGGGTACATCTCCGCTGTCCATGAACATCGTGGTAACTTCTATCTGTCCGTATCTCTTGCTGTGCATTGCCATTATCCTTCTCCGGGGTCTTCGTTAGTTTTAGTTGGTTTGATAAATAACTTAGGGTCATGTAAGTTCCCTACGCTTAATGTTGGGCGTATGCAAAGCTTGTATTTACGAGGGTCTAAGTTCTGCTTAGGTATTACATCTGCAAATTCAGTATGGTCAGACATTGGAGGGACAATACCCTCGTAACAGGCTAGCCTTTTGGTAAGCTGGTTGGTCTTGCAGTACAAGTGGTCTAGTTGCTTGCTGTCATGTACTCGGTTCCTTCGCAAGATGTGTATTGTGCTGGACATTTTTGCGTTACGTTCTTTAAGCAGGGCGTTCTCTGCGGCCTTAGCGAGAGCATAGCAGGTTGTTACAATTGCATACCCTAATAGTGCGCCACCAAATATAATATCAATCATTAGAGATTCCTAACTTTGTATTTGCCATCCATGATGCCACCTAGTATGTATGGTATGAAGTCTTGGGACTCCCATATCTCAGCTGAGGCTTGCAATTCTTTTATCAGCATTGGTGGTGCCCCTCGATACTTATCCATTGCAAAGAATTCGATTAGGTACATCTGAGCATGGTCAAGTAATCGAACCATTACCTTCACTTCCATAACCATTTCTTCCTCATAGAATATAGCGGTAACACGGTCTGCTCCACACATCCCTAAGGTCTGTTCGTCAGTTGGCGGGTTCTTAACTCGCATGAAGCAATAGTCGTTCCTTACTTTCATTGGTATTGTATGTAAACTAATCATTCATCACTCCTAAAGGCTAGGTACATCATCATGATTCCCCAACCTATACAAAATAGTAATCCACCGATTAAAAAGCTAGTCATTACTTAAGCACCGCGACGATAGCCTCAGATACGACAAGGATGCATTTGTCACCATTGTCAAGTCTGTCCTTAAGGGTACTGGCTACGTTGCCATAAATCACAGTGTCCCCAACTTTACATTGGGTGATAGGGATAATGTTACCAGCGGCATTCTGTTTGCCGGGGCCAATTGCCATCACTACACCATGTAGGCGGTCATCAATATTTTGAATGACAATCCCGCCAGCTGATGTGGCCTCTAGTTCCATCGGTTTAATTAACACCCGGTCGTTACTTGGATAAATCATCTACCAGCCTCACTTCTAAGTTTGTTCACACGCTCTGCATTAATCAATTCTGCTGTCGCGTCTTGGACACGTTCTTTAAGCACTGCTATCTTAAGTTCCCTGTCCCATCGTTCGGTAACTTCGACAGCAGGGAGTTTGTTCTCACCATTTGTTACTGGGTTTATATCCATTATTTAATTCCTCGTGCTTTTCTTCTAGCGCGTTTACGCTGGTTCTTGGTAACAGCTAGGGCAACCTTATCAATCTGGGCTACTCGTTCAGCTAACATCTCTGTACGGAATGCATCAGATTCACGTTCGAACTGAGCGCATAGCTCTGGGTTTTGTAGGGCCTGTTCTGCCCGGTTGAATTCTTGCATGGTATTCTCCTGATAAAAGAAAACCGCCCGAAGGCGGCATCTAAGTTGCAGGACTTCCACCTGCGACACCTCAGCGGTAGCGAAACGCACTGGTATGTTCGTGGCGATGATGGAGGGACTTGAACCCCCGACCCTCTGCTTAACAGGCAGACGCTCTACGCAACTGAGCTACATCATCTAAATTGGTCAGGGGTATAAGGCTGCTGTATTCAAAACGCGATTTAAAACCTTGACGCTTCACCTTGTATCCCTTAATGAAGTAAGGAGCAGACCATTTGCTAACTTTTCAGTGCTAGGGCGACCATAGACGCTAACTGTATTCCTTGACTTCATATTCAGTATACTCTTTGCTAGGGTGCTGTTGCAAAGAACTATTAGTTATATCTATCAGGATTGTTATTACTTTCTTTACGAATGAATGAAATGAATGAGTTTCTTTGTATGGTTGTTTTAAAGTCCTTTAGGAGCTTTTAAACTAATAGATATGTAGTAGTTAACTAAGTTGTTTTAAATGTCTGGAAGACCTTTTAAACGGAGAGCAAGGGCACACTGCGTGGTGTGCTTAACTGCATTTTAACTACAGTGCAAAATCGTGTCAAGTCACCGTAAGGCTTATGTCAGTTAACCCCTTGAGGGAGTTACTTATATTATTTTGGACTAGAAAACTACAGCCGTAGTGACCACTAACATATCGAACCAGTTGAGTTGACTTTTGTATCCCTTGTCAATGTAGTATTCTAATGAAAAATAAGGAGATTGCAATGAAATGTAAAGTACTATGTTACGCACTAAAAGTGGCATACCCTAGAGTAGTGATTGATATAATCATAGGCAAACCAATGGCTTGTGCGTTTATAAAAAGGTTTGGTGATATAGATGGTGTCACACGCTTTGTAAATGGTGAGATTTGTGGTGGTTTTATGTGGCACACCGATGGCAGTTACGCGATGGTACTTCCTGAGAAATATGATGCACATGTGACGTTCCATGAGTGCTTACATGCTGCAACTCGCATATGGTATGATGCAGGAGCTGACCTTGAAGTTCCCTGTAACGACGAGGTTCTAACATACATGATGAATTATTTAGTAGAACAGATAGAGGAAATTTACAATGCCAATCAAGAATAAGTTTGTTATTCAAACAGGTGTCGGGGCGTCTGAGGCCATAGACATACAAGACACGAATGATATTAGAATATCTTATGTTGTGGTTGTAGTCGGTACGGTGACGTACAGTGTACAGCACTCAATAGGTGGGGACGCGTTCCTAGATAACACAGATAATGCAGCACAGACAATTACCAATGATGGCAACTACGTCTTCCCGGTACAGAAAGTCCGAGTGAATGTTACAGCAGGTACTGGTACAGCGACATTACATGTCCGTCAGTTGGTGGTTTAATATGAGCAAATTAGGCGGTAAGGTCTTCTCGGAAGACACAGATAAAGATAATGTAGCAGGTCAGGTTGATAGTGTAGTAGCAGGTACTAATGTAACTGTTGATAATACTGACCCTGTGAATCCAGTGGTATCATCCACAGCAGCAGCTTCACCTACCACAACTCTAGGCGACCTGATTAAACGTGGTGCATCAGCAGACGAACGACTACCAATAGGAAGTGCTTTACAGGTACTACAGGTTAATGCTGGTGGTACTGACTTGGAATTCGCAGCAGCAGCCGCTGGCGGCACTGTTACTACCAAGGGTGACTTGGAAGGTTTCGACACAGTTGCTAACCGCATTCCAGTTGGTACTAACGGGCAAGTGCTGACAGCAGATTCAGCAGAGGCTCTAGGTTTGAAATGGGCAACAGCAGCTGCAAGCTCTCCAACTACAACCCAAGGTGATATCATCCAACGTGGCGCAAGTGCTGATGAGCGTTTAGCCATAGGCACAGCTTTGCAAATATTGCAAGTCAACGCAGGAGCAACAGCTCTTGAGTTTGTCGCACCAGCCGCTGGTGGTGCTAGTGGTAGTAGAATTATTAGTGATACTACTCTAGGGTCAACATCACAAACTATTGGAGATGCTACCTTAAATAATCTAACTGAGTTTGATTTTGAACTTCATGTCCCAGATGCCGTTACTGTTGTTAATGTTCTGGCATATATCAATGGTAATACCACAGCCACAGATTACAGGGCTACATCCATAAGGGGCTTTAATACCACAGTAGGAGCTAATGAATTTGATGATGCTCATGCTGGTTTTATACGAACAGCAGGGCCTACTCTGTTTACAGGGAAGGTTAGGTTAGTGGATGGACACTACACGATGCAAGTTCAATCGGTAGCACATGAAAATTCTACCCAAGACAATGTAAAGTATGTAGGGGTATATAAGGAAACTACAGACACTGATTTTACTGAAATATCTTTCGATACCTTGTCAGGTACTAACGTATTCCCTATAGGAACTAGGTTAGTAATATTGAACCCTTATGCAGGAGGTACAGCATTCAGTGGGGCTTTAGCAACTACTGCTGTAGCTCAAACTGTAAACGGAACCACAATACTTGATTGGGAACTTGAAGACTACGACACGGACAGTTGGCATGATTTAGTAACTAACAATACAAGGCTCACAGTACCAGCAGGGGTAACTTATGTCAGAGTTAGTGCAGGTATAATGGATACCAGCTCAGTTACAGGGCAGTTTAATGTACTCATATATAAAAATGGGTCTAACGTATATCCCGGTAGTCCTACCAACGAGATTGAAACGGCTGGTGGTGATGGTGCCTCATGTCATACCGCAGTAATAGCTGTAGTAGAAGGGGACTATTTTGAGGTTAATGTTTTCACCTCAGGAAGTAGAACTATAACCGCAAATAGGTCATGGTTTGGAATAGAGAAGGTGGGCTAATGAGACTATCAGCATTAGTAATTGTAATAGTTATGATATCAGGTTGTGCAGCACTGAAAGGTTTCGCACTGGATGCACTCTCCCCTAGCAAGGGAGGAATCAATACTGAGATTGTTCTAGGGGATAAGGAACAAACCCTCGGAACAAATCAAGAGGTTAAGGCCAAGAATGTAGGCAAAGTTGTGGGAGTAAATGACAACTCCCTAGACATAGCAAGGGCTACAGACGTAGTGGTTACTAACAATACGTTCCCTATATGGGCCATATGCTTACTAATCATATTAGCTGCCCTAGTAGGTTGGCTAGCTCCTAGACCTGCATTATGGAAACGAATCATCAAGAGGAGAGAACCTGATGCCGTTTAAAGTAAACTACCGGGGCAGTTCATACGACTTACCCTTTGAATACAAATGCACAGAGTGTGGCGAACACACTACTATTGAACATAAGCGAAGTGCTACTATGCGTGGCCGCGAATGTCCTGAGTGTAAGGGCGAACTCTCACGGTATATCGGTAAGGCTCCATCCTTGGGAGCCGATTACCATCAAGACCAACTCACTCGGAATATAGGGTGGGATAGACAATGAGTACTCCTGACGAATGGGATAAGGTCGATGACCCTGATGAAGATGATGTAAAGCGTTCCTTGAAAGAGGAGCTATCCCCTCGCAGTATTTATGATATGCCAATCCCCCAGAGGTTCCTTAAAACCACTAAGGGTTTGTTCTATGAACATCGGCACCATACCACTGTTGACGAGAAGGCTCCTTACACCTTAAGGAACATGGACTTTATGGATAATGGCGGTCATGTGTATCAATCAATGTATATGATTTATATGAACTGCGACAGCGAATACGAGGCAGCTATCAGGCTGCTTGGTTCATACCCACACTGGGTAAAACTCAAGAGATGTTCATGGTTCCAAGATTACGTACAAACTTGGGAGCGGGAACGCAATATACGGGATGAAGCAATCGCACGCTCCATCTTAGTAAAGCTAGCTGAGTGCGGTAATGTGACAGCAGCTAGGACGTTGTTTGCTAATGCAGAGAAGACCAAGAAGAAAATTGGCCGTCCTGAGAAAGGTGGCAAACGCCAAGACAGCGATGGACTTGATGAACTAGATGAGATGCTAGGCAGAAGTAATGACGCTGATAAGGACTGAATATGGAAATGCAATATTTAATGGCGGTTATGGCTGTTGTATACACGATACCTTTAGGATGGTTATTCTTGTTGCTCAGAACTGCCAATGGGAGAATAGATGAAATGCAGAAATCCAGTTATACGAAGGTGGAGACTAAGGAAATGATAGAGCTGTACAATGCGCCTCTACTCCAAGCAGTAGTGACTGTCAAGGAAGATGTTACTGAGATTAAACAACTGATAGGAAAACTGTTCGATGCCCAGTCAAAAAAAGAGTAAGTCTTTGAGACAGGAGCGATTGGAGATACTTCGAGAGGAGTGTCTTCATTCTTTATGGAAGTTCGCTTGCGTAGTAGAGCCTCACCGGGTATATGGCGATTGCCACCGGGAGTTGTTCGAGTTCTGGCAAATGTCAGAGACTATGGAAATCGACAACACATTAGGACTCCTTCCTCGTGACCACCAGAAAAGTCACTGCCTAGCGGTGAGATGTGCATGGGAGATTTATCGTAACCCATCAACTACCATTGTTTACGTATCAGCGACAGCTGAGTTGGCTGAAAGACAGCTCGTGGATATACAACAGATTATGGAGAGCAAGCAATTCCAGTTGCTATCTCCTGACATGATTCATCCCAATAAAGGTAAGCGGTCAATGTGGAATACTACAGGTATTTCAGTCGACCATCCTGACAGGGAGAAAGAGGGTGTACGTGACCCGACCATTGCAACAGCTGGACTAACAACTAACACCACAGGGTGGCACTGTGTGTTCTTGGCCAAGGATGATGTGGTAGTTCCACAGAACGCCTATACCTCGGACAGCAGAGCAAAAGTTGCCGCAGCATGTTCTCAATTAGCATCAGTGCTTACCACTGGTGGTGTAGAATGTGCCGTTGGTACTCGTTATCACCCTAAAGACCACTATGCCAAATTGAAAGACATGGAGGAAAGCGTCCGTGACGAACAGGGCGAAATTATCGACACCAAGAAGGTGTATGCCATTCACGAACGTCAAGTTGAGATTGATGGGATATTCTTATGGCCACGCATGGCTCGTAAGTCAGATGGCAAGATGTTTGGGTTCAACTGGGTCGAGCTTGACCGTAAGAAAGCGAAGTACGAAGATAAGCTTCAATTCTTTGCACAGTATTACAACAACCCTAATGATATGGATAATCGGAACATTGACAGGACTAACTTCGTTTACTATAAGCGTGAAGACGTTATAATGCGACAGGGGGCGTGGTATTACAAGGAACGTAAACTTAATGTCTATGCAGCGATGGATTTCGCATACAGCCTTAAGGATGATGCCGATTACACTGTGATAATAGTGGTTGGTATTGATTGGGAGTTCAATGTTTACATTCTGGACATATTCAGATTCAAGACCAAGCGTATCATGATATATTTTAACAACCTTAAGGATGCCCTGATTAAGTGGGAGTTCAATAAGCTCCGCGCAGAAACCACCGCAGCCCAAGCAGTAATCGCGCAATCACTTAAGGAACTTATCACCGATGAGGGTATGCATTGTAAGGTGCATGAACACCGTCCAACCCGTCACGATGGCGATAAGGAAGAACGGATGGCAGCAGCCCTCGACCCTCGTTATGAGGAGCAGAAGGTTTACCATTACAAAGGGGGACTTTGCTCTCTATTGGAGGAGGAGTTACTATTAGATAATCCACCGCATGATGATATCAAAGATGCATTAGCATCCGTCCTGTCAGCGGATTACGTACGCAAACCTCGTCGACCACGAGAAGAAGAAAGCAGCGGCAATATGTCAGTGCTATCAAGACTAAAATTCAATTCCAGATTTGGAGGAGTACAATGAGTACGAACGTACTAAGTTTACTAGCTGCATTAACACCTGAGAACATGGCTGATGAAATTATCAACAAGTGGGTAAGGTTCAAGTTGGCTCGTAATTCTTGGGAAAGTGAGATGCTAGAAATTAGAAACTATGCATTTGCCACCAGTACCAGAACTACTGAGGTTAATTCAAACCAGTATAACAACAGCACAACAATTCCTAAGCTGTCCCAGATTGCCATGAACCTTAAGGCAAACTACTCAGCACACCTATTCGGTAATCCTGATTGGGTTCAGTTTGAGGCATTCGATACAGATTCAGCATCACTGGAATCTAAAGAGATGGTAGAGGCTTATGCCCGTACCAAGGTTAAACGTAAGGGCTATGAGAAGGTCTTTGACCGTTGCCTTGACGATTGGATATATACAGGGGTAGCGTTTGCACAGCAGCGTTACGTTACTGAAATGGGCACCGATAGAAGTGGTAATCCCATGATGATATACCAAGGCCCAGTGCTAGAACGCATATCACCAGATGATATCTGTTTTGATGTAACAGCCACGGATTTCAAATCAGCTGTCAAGATTGTTCGTAAGATTTACACGCTTGGCGACATTGCCCGGTTAGTAAACGATGACTCTCATCCAGCATTCACACAATCCATGCTTGACAATATTCGCAACACTAAACTGCTTGTTCGTTCCTCAGGAATGATTAAGCCACCAGAAGGTGTCGATTGGAAAGGTCAGGCCCTAACCAAAGATGGGTTTGGCGACTTACTTGATTATGTGTCAGGTGACTTGGTAGAAGTTCATGAGTTCTATGGCGACATGTACTCAGTTGAAACTGGCGAGTTTATGCCTAATCACAAGATTATAGTGGTTGACCGAAGACTAGTTATCGAGGCTGAACCTATTACAAACTCGAACGGTTCACAGGCAATCTATATGACTGGGTGGGAGGCACGACCTGAGAACTTAATGGCCATGTCACCACTAGCACGATTAGTGGGTATGCAGTTTAAGCTGGACAAGCTTGAGAATATGAGAGCCGATATCTTTGACCGCATCGCACATCCTGATGTAGTTGAGATTGGTGATATTGAGTTCTACGGTGAACGAGGTGAAATCGGTGGACGGTATGTAGTTGATGAAGGCGGTGATGTTAAGTACCTTCGCCCTGATGCAACAATCCTTAATGCTGACTTCCAGATTAACACCACCATGCTAATCATGGAGGAGATGGCTGGTAGCCCTCGCAATGCTACAGGGTTCCGCACCCCCGGTGAGAAAACCAAGTTTGAAGTACAGGTGTTGGACAATGGTGGCAATCGTATCTTCCGTGAAAAGACTAAGAACTTTGAACAGGAGTTTGTTGAGGAAGTTCTCAACGACATGATTATGTTTGGCCGGGATAACATCGGTGAATCTGACATGGTATCGACTCAGGGAACTGAATTCGACATTCAGAAGTTCCTAAGTATCAATGCGGAAGATTTGAACATCAGTGGCAAGTTACGGGCACGAGGTAGTACCCTGTTTGCAGAGAAGGCAAATGCGTTGCAGAACTTGACAACCTTGCTTAATAACCCTAACTTATTGGGACTAATTCAGCAGCATACTTCAAGAGTTGCCTTGTTCCGCGCAGTAGAGGAACTTGCAGACCTTAAGACATTTAATATATTCTTACCTAATATCGGAGTACAGGAAGACCAAGTAACCGCTAAGATTGCTAATCAGGCCCAGAAGGGAACTGAGGTTAACCAAGCTATTGATGCGATAGAACCAGAGGACGGATTAGATGAAAGTGAACAGGTTGGTTAAGAAGTTCAAACATCAGGACAAGCATGAGGAGCGTGTCATGGCACACGCCCTTATCGAAGGCGAACAAGCCATTGGTGTAATTATTCAGTACGTAGCAATGCAGATAGATGGCATTGAAAAAGAATTAAATAATACTAAACATTTGTACAGTATGCCGGGAGACAGCCACATTTATGTTGCCGCCTTGCTTGCTAAACGAGAGGCTAGTATGAATCTGCTCTTACTTCTTACCGAGAAAGTAGAGCTTGACGTTGACCAAACGAAGGAATAACATAATGGGAAAGATTGATGACATGCTTGCTAACAAGCAAAATGACCAGATAGCAGAAGTTACTGGTGAGGATGCACTTAAGCACATGGTTGGAGAGGGCGCTAAATACGCCACCGTAGAAGACCTAGCGAAAGCCGCACTAAATGGACAGGTGCATATTAGTAAGATTGAGCAGGAGAATGCAACCCTGCGCGACTCAACCGATAAAGCTAAGGGGATAGATGATATCCTTGCAGCGTTAAAAGGGACGCAACACCAAGAGCAAACCGATGATACTCACCCACCTGCCGACCAGCAGAAACCCGGTGGCTCGGATGAACTCAGTGTAGCAGACCAGATTAAAGCAGCACTTGAACAGCGTGATGCGAACACGGTAAATCAGGCAGAAGATGCCAACGTAGTTAAGGTCATTGATGACTTGGCTAAGATTTACGGTGATAAAGCATTAGACGTATATCAAGCAGTTGGTAAGGAGATGGGCCTCGACCTCGAAGCTCTCGCCAAAAAATCACCAGCAGCTGTCATGAAACTAGTAGCCGATGCACGACCCGCCTCTCATACCAGTGGTTTACCACAATCAACTCAGCAGTTCACTCAAGACCCTATTGCAGGTGGAGTTATGACTAAGAGTGTGATTGAAAAGCAGTTCAAGGAAGGCAAGCTAGACCGCTACGCCAAAATAGCCCTTGAAAATGAAATGCTGACCCTATTGGGCAGCGATAAATTTTACAGTTAGGAATTAAATTATGGCTGGTAATAACACAGGTAACTCTGGCAGCATTATCCGTTCGGAACTATGGCAGTCTCAGTTAGAAGAAATTCTACATGAGAACCTTTTAGGTATGCCGTTCGTCCGTCAGGTAGACTTCCCAGATGGCACCGCATTTACAATGCCTTCTATCGGTACGCCTTTAGTGCGTGACCTTCCAGAAGGTTCAGAAGTAACATTTGACGCATTAGACACTGGTGAAGTTACCATTGTTATGAATGCACCTGTAGTAGCGGCTAACGCTATCTCAGAAGTGTTACTCGAAGATTCTATGTGGGCTAACGACTTGCTTTCAGCTGTTCCAGTTGAACAAGCACAAGCTATCATGGAACGTTTCGAATCAGATACTTTAGCTTTATCTATGCAGCAGTTTGCTGGTATTAATAACGCTAACAACATCAATGGTGTTGCTCACCGTAAAATCGGTGCAGGTACTAACGAAACTATGGCAACCACAGACTTCGCGTTTGCTGGTTATTCTTTACAGAAAGCCAAGGTTCCTCGTACCAATCTAATCGCTATTGTCGACCCTTCGGTTGCATATGCATTAGAGACTCAGACAAACTTGAGTAACGTTAGTAACAACCCACAATGGCAGGGCATTATCGAAACAGGTATTGCACAAAACTTCCGCTTCATCCGTAACGTATACGGCTTTGACGTATTTGAGTCAAACCTATTACCTACAATGAACGAAACCATTGGTGGTCTAACTACCGCAGCTGGTAAAGCTAACTTGTTCATGTCGCTTGCGCGTCCGGGCATCTTACCTTTCGCATTAGCGTGGCGCAGAAAACCTAAGCTTATCTCAGAAATGGATAACAAGGTGCATGAGCTACAGACACAAACCACAGCCCGTTGGGGCACAGGTCTAGTACGTGACGAGAACTTAGTTGTTATCGGTACTGATACTGACCAAGTAACTTAATAGGAGCTAACTGATGACTAGAATTTCAATCACAGCTGGCGCAACAGCAGGTAGTAAGCGTCGAGCTGCTACCCATTACGGTGTACGGGACATTGAAAACGTACTACCTAGTGAACACGTAACTCACGAAGGTCATGTGGTTCAGCACATTGTGTTTAACTTTGATGACTTACCAGTAGTAGGCTTGGATGAAGCAATCTTGCGTATCCCGGGTAACTCGTTTATGGTTAGCGCGACACTACGTGTAATCACGCCACTAGCAGGTACTACACCTACAGTGACACTCGGCTTAACAGAGCCTGATGGTACAGCCATTGATGCTGACGGTATTGACGTTGCTATTGCAGCATCTGCCTTAAGCTCAGTTGGTGAAACTGTCCTTTGTGACGGTGCCTTAGTTGGCGCGTTAGTCGGTATTGGTGCAGAAGATGGTCAAGTAGTTGTTACCACTGGTGGCACAGTCACCGCTGGCAAGTTCGCACTTGATATCGAGTACTTACCGCTAGTTGATAGAGCTGAAAGTCAGGATACTTAATCCGGGCTAGACTAAAGTAAACTGGGGCCATAGTGCCCCTTTTTTATTAAGGAATTTTTATTATGGGCATACACAATACCCTAACAGGTGCAGAACTCCATGAGCCTAAAGGCGCAGCAGCAGCCGCTGTTGGTTTGGTGTTTCAATCGGATGGTGCAGGTTCTGGTAGCTTTCAGAAGTTCAAACCAGACACCTTAGTAATCGTCAATGCAATGTCTGACTTCCCTGCTCCATCAGCAGGAGTTATCACTCTCGCAGCAGATACCTTCTACATCATAGGTACTGATTTAGCAACAGCAGAAAGGTTCGCATTATCAGCTAATGTGGGAATATCATCACTATATACCAATGGTCCAGAACTGGATTACACAGGCACAGGTGCTATGTTCACAGGCACTGGTGTAGACTTAGTAATTACCAATGCCAGAGTAAAGGCAGCAGCAGGAACACTACTGGATTTAACTGGTGGTTTTTGTCGTATAGATAACTCAACCATAGTGGCAACTGCCAAAGATGGCAAGATGACTGACATAGTTGGCTTGGTCGTTAACCGTTGTTCATTCTTAGATAGCGATGACGGATTTGAATTCTTAGGTACAGCAGCCGCAGCAGTATTATCACTGAGTAAACTGCGCTATGTAACCACATCAGCAACCAATGAGTTTGTCGATTTAGGTACTATCGTATTTAGTTCATTCGAGATTATGGATATCGTATTCGATACACCAGCAGGTGCCATCGCTATTAAAGGCGCAACAGGAAGTGCTAACATTGCCACAGACAAATTAGCTCTAATTACCAGTTGTGAATTCGACCCAGATATGACAGTGCTAAGTGGCATAGCTACTACTGACTTTAGATTTGAATTTCAAGCTAACTCAGGATTGATAGACAGCTTTAAAGCAGCAGACACATTCATTACAGCAACCCAAACTGTAACTATCGTTACTCAAAGTGTATTCGTGGTTATCAATGGTGGCTCATGGTCAAGTGACGTTGCCAGTAGATTTACCGCAAGCGCAGCGGGTTTGCTTACTTACATCAGTGAAATAGATGCCACGTTCCTAGTATCAGGGGTGTCTACTATCGAGAAGACCGCAGGTGGTACGGATGTACTTGAAATGCGTGTTTGTAAGAATGGTACAACCGTGGCTAAGTCAGGCAGCTTCACAGAAACAGCAACCCCTGCAACTGTATCATCACAGGCACTAATAACATTGACAGCAGGAGATACCCTAGAATTGGCTGTGGCTAACAACAGCAGCACAGGTAACATTGATGTTAACGTGGCGAATCTTACTGTAAGGGCCTCAGGTTAGGAGTAGAGCATGGCTAGACAAAAAGGTATAGACCAAAAGATACAGGTCACTAAAGGTTTCGTCACTGAGTTTACACCAGTGGCATTCCCACAAGAGGCCGCTATTGATTTGGACAATGTAATCATTGACCCTGATGGCAGTGTTCGTCGTAGACCGGGTATTGATTTAGAGCAAACTGCTGTTCTAAATACTATTGCAGGAGGTGTTGTAACATCAGCCCAGATAGAAGAAATGGGCATGTCTACTCACTTATGGGAGGCTGTAGGTAACTCAGGCACCTTAAATATTGTGGTGTTCCAGATAGGTGTGACATTACAGTTTTACGCCCAAGTGGGTGTACTGTCTAAGCAGTTATTAGGTACTATCGATTTAACTCCATTCGCTGTGAACTCGGCTAAGTTAACTAATGCCAAAGTGCAGACAGCATCAGGCTTAGGGGACTTGTATGTAGTTAGTGAATTCATGGACCCTATCCGCATATCGTATGATGGAGCAGCATTCACTGCTACTAAAATTACAATTCGTATTAGGGACTTTGAGGGCCTAGATGATGGATTAGCGATTGACGAACGACCAAAAATATTGACACGTAGACACTATTACAACCTTAGAAACCAAGGCTGGACAGACATTAACATTAATAAGTTCGTCGGTTTGACCTCCAACCCTGACTTATGTGCGGCCACTGCGTTAAGTGGCATAGTAACTGCAAAACCTTGGCCCAGTAATGCTGACCAAATGATTGTAGGCATTGTAACGGATAGCAATGGCGATTTGACCTTCAACGGAGAGTTTATTCGGGAAGGTTTCACTGGTAACACTCCTGCACCGAGAGGACACTTCATTCTTGAGGCGTTCAATCAGCAATTTGATGATGTTTTAGGGTGCGCCAATACAGGCTTTAGGGTATTTGACACCAGACCAGAGGCTGTAGCTTTTCATCAAGGACGAGCATTCTTCACATCAGCTAACGTGCAAGGCAGAATTGGGGGCGTACTATATAGCCAGCAGTTAACTGTCCCAGACAAAGAGGGTAATTGTTTCCAAGAGGCTGACCCAACAGCTGACCAGATTAACGACTTGATTGATACCGATGGAGGGTTCTTGCCAATGCCGGGTGTTGGTGAGATTTACAAACTCGTTGAAGTCGGAACAGGCATAGCAGTTATTGCCTCGAACGGTGTGTGGTTTATCACAGGTGCCGATGGTAACGGACTATCAGCAACCAATATTCGTCTTGACCATTCCAGCACTATAGGTGCCTTGAGTGCGTCTAGTGTGGTACAGGCTGAGGGTGGCATATTTTACTTTGGTATAGATGGTATTATCCAAGGGACAGTGGACGAACTATCCATATTGAATATGAAGAATATCACTCAGCAGGTTATCCAAACTTTCTACATTAACATCAGTGCAGCAGCTCGTAGGGATGCAGAGGCTGTTTACATACCAGAACAGCGCAAGATATACTGGGCCTACCGGGAGGCTCAAGCAGCTGAGGGAACTACCAGCAGGAGCTTTGATAAGTTTCTAATCTTAGATTTCGATGTGGGTGGGTTTTACAAGTACAGCATACCGCAACAAGCGGGAACTGTATTCCCTGAGATTGTGGGCCTATCATTTGTTAAGCCATTAGTTGAAGGTACACTCACCGAAGTTGTTACTGAAATAGATGGCACAGTGGTTACTGACACAGCCTTGGAGATTGTTACAGTAGAAAGGGAACAGGATATCGGACAGAGAACCGAACTCAAGATGGCTACCTTAGCATTTGATATAGCAGCCGATGGATATAAGGCGACATTCGCCACATTCCATAGCCGCAGCTTTACTGATTGGCTAGGCGTAACCACGGACAAGGAAGGCATTCCTATGACCTCGTTCATTGAGTTTGCCGAGTTTAATATGGGAGCGATACATACTAAGGGTAAACCAACCTATGTGCATTCCTTCTACCAGAAGACAAGTAAGAATTTAGAATCGGGAGGGTATTATGAGTTGCCAGTTTTAGGATGCTACCCTCCTGTGGCTGATGTTATGTTAGTTATAGATAATACAGGTAGTCAAAAGCAGGACGAGTACTTTACAGTAACTCTCCCGGCAATTAGTAACATAATACAGCGGTGGTTAGTTGGTAGTTATGAGGGTAAGTTAGGTGCAACAGTAATTACAGAAGTTCCTTATTTACTGAACTCTCTTACAACCAATTTGGAGCTAGTACAGACGAATATTGAAGCGTTACCTGTCCCTACGGGACAAACCAATATAGCTGATGCTATTACTCTAGCTACGGCAGAGATAGCACTTAACGGTACGGGGGGAACTCCAAGCTTTATCGTAATAATAACCGATGGTGCGCCTAATTTCCCTAACTCTATAACAGCGTATCATGAGGCAGAGGTAGCTGCGTTAGCAGCAAGAGATGCTGGTATACGTGTAGTTGTATTTGGAGTTATGGGACAAGATTTATCACAACAAGTTGGTGGAGGAGGAGGCTAATGCCTACAAGATTTATAAATGATTGGTGGTTATCTACACAGATAGCCACAGCGAGTACTGCATCAGAGCAGAACTATTACGCGTTAACACTTAATAGTGAGTTAAGTTTAGCACTAGACGATTTCTTATGTGACTTGGAGGCACCAAACCCCGCACCTGTACTTGCATTTGACGGATGGGATATAGCACCCCTATCTACAGAGTTCACTGAGGAATGGCAACACATTCTATATATTCCAAGTAACGATAGTTACGTAATATTTGCACAGGACACAGGTGCAGGAAGTATTGGTCGAGTCAGTACCAGCCCTGATGGAATAACATGGACAGCAAGAACAAGCCCTAACGTAAACAATTGGAACAAACCAATATACATTCCAAGCAAAGATTTAATAGTGGTTGCAACAAATTCTAACCTAGGCGGTACTGGTGATAATTTCGTAACCAGTGCTGACAGGGGTGTTACTTGGGTGGCAGGAACTACAGGGATAATTGCCTCAGTAGGTAATGTTCCTAACTTAAATAACATACTGTGGGTAGAATCATTGGGGCTGTACATAGCCACAGGGTTTATAAGCACCATCTTGTGGAGCGCAGACTTAGTGACATGGACGGAAGGTACTATGGCACAACCTGCATTCCTCGGACTGCCCTCAGTTATGGCTTATGCCCCTGCCTTAGGTCTGGTAGTAGCTCTTGATGAAAACCAAGTGGCGTACACCAGTACTGATGGTAAAATCTGGACACATAACACATTAGGTGCAGGGTTTGATAATTTCTATTACGACATAGCATGGTCAGAACCTTTAGGATTATTTGTCGGTAGTACCGAACATAATGAGGGTACTAGTGAGCTGTTTGTAACCAGTACTGATGGCGTTAACTGGGTCAAAACTTCTGTGGGATATACCATCGTACAGCACAATGCTGGACAGGATACATTCCAGCCGGGAGGACAGATTGAGTGGGATGATTTCACTAGTAAATTTTATGCGTTAACTATTGGTGATGATAATGGTAATTTTACGGGGCAAAGTCTAATAACTCCTTCTGTGAATCTGCTAACCAGTGTTGATGGCATTACTTGGGTGATTGATGACACAGTGCCCAGTACGCATGCTTTTAGTTACCCTGTATTCGGAACGAGACACTATGTAGGTTTTGCAATCAAGGACGCTACTAACATGGTTATGATAAACCGACACTCAGCAATCCGTAGAATACCTACGTAAGGAAATATAATGACATTATCAGATGTGTACTCTTGTATGCTTACTGTGAAGTTTGACTTTTCAGTAGACAACAGCACAGGCAAGTGGAGTACCCCACAGGAAACATATAAGCTTAGTACCATACGCCTCAGAGGACGCCCAGAGAATGAGTACGAGTATAATGTAATTGATACCAGAGTGAGAGTACGAGGAACAGGCAGAGTAGCAGTGTCACGCTATGAGTCATCTCCCGGTAAAGACTTCCAGTTGATAGGGCGAGTAACGCCATTCACATTCGAGACAGAGGGTTAATTATGCCAGTACATACAGGTAAAGAACGCAAGAAAGCGCAGAAGAAGATTAACAAAAAGGTTAAGAAGACTAAGAAGGGTAAGAAATAATGGCTAAGAAAACTCTATTGAGAATAGTAAGGCTGATAGGAGAACGGATTGGCTCGGATGAGATTGACACTCTCGACGAGACTATTGAGGCTACGGAGATAGTCAGTATCCTTGAACTTACTTATGATGAAATATTAGACCGCAGGGACTGGGAGTTCTTGCGTGACCGCACATTGAAACTAAAGGCGAGAGCTGTTACGGATACCAAGTTATTCAACCTTGATATACCATCTATGGTTACTGCTTTGCAGTGTGTTAAATACCGGGACGTTAATGGCAAGTTCCCTGAGATGGAATACGTGGAACCTTGTGTGTTCATTGAACGCTTGGATGGCAGGAATGCCGCTGATGCTAACGTCACTGAGATTGCCAACGATGATGGAGTGCTACTTAGGATTATAACTGACAAGGCACCGACCTTTTACACCAGCTTTGACGAGGCAACACTATCGTTTGAGTCGTATGATTCCACTAGGGGAACTGGTAATCAGGCAGGTGATAGTATTATAATTGCCAACATCAAGCCCGTTATGGACTTTACTGACCCAACGGCATTATTTCCAATCCCTGAGAGGATGGGAACACTACTCCTAAATGAGGCTATGGCCACAGCAGGGGTTCAATTAAGACAGGTATCCGATTCAAGAGCCGAACGCATAGCACGCAGACAAGGCATCAAACTTAGAGAATTAGAGCCAATCACACAACGCGACCAGCAGGTGAAACGACATGGCAGAAGAACGAGCAGTGGACGATAGTTACGGCAAGGTACTCCTTGGCACAACTCCTAAGGGTAAAGAAATTTACATGGTACGGAAGATTAACCATACAGTTAGATTTATTGAGTTTGGCAGTGGTGGTCAATTACCGGATTGTTTAGAAGGTGGATTCAGTTCCATCCAGATTGCACAGGACAAGGCTGATGCCTATCTTGCACGACTGGTAAACAAGGAGATTGACGAGGCAGGGAAGGAACTCCGTAAGGCGAAGGCCAAGTAACACAAGGGCTACCTAAGGGTAGCCTTTCTTCTATTGGAGAATACCATGAGAATTGAACAAGTATCTTACTTACAAGCACACAACGAAATGCATGAGGAAATGGATGCTCACTGGGAAGAAGTTCCTTTTGGTCCATTTCACATGCCCCTAAACCTTGACCATGAATCTTACATGTCAGGAGAGGCCGAAGGGTATGCACGTTTCTACTTAGTATACGTTGAGGATGAGGCTACGGAGAAAGCTGTGGCCTATATGAGCGTCTTTGCATCACCAATGGTACAACACAAAGGAGAACTGCAAGCGGTCACTGACGCGTTCTATGTGTCCCCTGACTATCGTAAGAGTGGAGTTTTTGGTAAACTATTGGAGTTCGTTGAGCAAGACCTAAAAGCTTGCGGCATAAGATTCTTCACAGTCGGCACTAATCCAATGTATAAAGGTAAGACCGAGCAGTTCCTAGAACATGTGGGATACTGTAAAACAGAAGTAAATTACACTAAGGAATTAACATAATGGCGTCCGTAGGCATAGGTACAATACTAAAGTTTGTAGTAGCAGCAGCAGCTGTAAGTAGCGCAGTACAATCACGTAAGGCAGGTAAAGAGCAACGTAGACAGAATGAAATCCAAAATAGAATTGCAGCAACTAGTCGAGTGCGTAACATTCGTCGTTCTATTGCAGAGGCTAGGGTTCGTAGGGCACAAGCTGAATCAGCTGGATTCCAACTAGGTGTGTCAGGTGGCACAGCGGTACAAGGTGCATCAGCAGGTATCACCAGTGATTTAGGTGGAGTTATCGGTGCAGCTAATCAGCAGTTCACAGGCCAGCAAGCAATATCTGCCAGTCAGAATCGCGTAAGTTCATTCCAGCAGTCAGCGGCTACCTTCGGGTCTGTTGCTAGTTTAGCTGGTCAATTCAATGAACAAAATATTGCAGCAATCACCGACTTAGCAGGAGGCAGCTAATATGGCTGAACCACTAAACCCTGATGAAATGCATAAGCTAACATCAGATGAACCACAGGCAGGGGACTCTTTATTGAGTCCTGATGCTGTTAGTGAACTAATGAGCGATGGCAGTAGTATTGGTGAGGTTCGAAGAACTAATCTCACTAGTCAGATAGTCTCAGCCCAAGGCAAGGCTATGGATACTCACGCTATCAACATGGCAGATGCAGCAGTGGACCACAAGGCAGCTTTATCAGCAGCCGCACAAACGGTGTATGAACAACTTGAAAGTGAGTTGGCCAATGCAGCGTCACAGTCAATGACCCTACCCGGTGGGGATGTAACCAACGTCACCCAACAACTGCATGAAGGTCAGGTGATAATCAACGATAACCGCAACGACCCTATCTCGGAAGAACTTGCAATCATCCAGAATGCGTCAACAATACCTTTGAAAGATGCAGTACGTAGAGAGGTTGCCCTTAGTTTAGCAATGACTAATGAACTGGTTCGCTTGGTTGATGAAGCAGGTTTCATGGACAAGGCCCTAGATTTCGGAGCTATGCTAATGCCGCTACGTGGCACTAAAGCATGGGAAGAAGTTAAATCAGGGATTGAAGGTAACGATGTACTGAGCCAATACATGAACGGGGATAGTATCTCAGGAATGATTACATCTTGGCAGTCATTGCCAATAGCACGTAAAGAAGTATTGTTCCCCTTACTAATTAAAACTGTAGTGGAATCCCTAAGGACTCCATTGTTTGGTATGTTCGGTGGTCCTAAGATGGACCCTAATACCTTGTTAGCAGTATCAGCCCTAATGAGATTCATGCAACCAGAGGGTGCCAAGCGTGCAACTCAGGAGCAACGCATTGGTTTAGCCTTGGATATAGCAGATTTGGGCCTCAGTGCTATCGGAATCGCGTCTAAGGCAGCTAAGATAAGCAAGGGCACAGGTAAACCATTTGACCTCGGTGGTGTGCCTCCTGTGAGTCCTACGAGTCCTGCGGATGGTGCAGCAGTAGTTGCAGATATCGCAAAGCTACCACAGGTTGTCCGTCGAGAGATGGAAATGATTGTGTTTGATATGGCTAATAGGTCAGCGCGTGATAACAACTTGGCCAAAGTAGCAGCTAAAGCTGGTGACACAGCACAGGCAGCACGTATCAACTTAGCAGCAATGGATAGCCCAGAGATTGCTAAAGCATTCAACATCAGCACAGATGATGCGATTGTCAATGCCATGCCTTTCCAAACTGATGAATGGTTGCCGGGAGCTATTAAAGGCTTAGTGCCTGATACAGCAGAGGCTATCAATGCACAACTGCGTGCAGCAGAGAAGACGGTCCGTAGTATGACTACTGAATCAGACCTCTTTCGTGTAGGAGCTTTGGACAAATCTGACCAGCAACGCGTGGTATTAAACTTCCTTGATGAAATGGAAGTCACACAATCAGACATGATGATGGAAGGTATTGTCATGAGTGATGTACGAAACTTAATTTCTAAAGCCGATGGGTTTGAATTTGAATTCGACATTACCCGTACCACTGATAACATTCCAGAAATAGTAACAGGTCGACGCTCTTGGAGAGTCAATCAAATAACAGGCAACTACGATGATACAGTTGTCGATTTAGCAAAAACAACAACCTCAAGTATACCGGGACAATCCCCCGCAGCATGGTCGGTGACTAAGCCGGGTGATGAACTTGACTTCAATGACACAGTTAAGACAGCCATCCAACTTGAAGATATCGCAGTAGCAAGTAAGACTCGTATCAATCAGTTATGGATTGACGCTAACAAGACTATTAGTGGGCCTCATCAGATGAAAGCCCGTCAACGTATTAATGATGTGGAACTAGCAGGGGACGAGTATGTTAACCCCGGCTCTCACGAACGGGGCAAGGTGTTTAGTCATCTTGAATTGGCAGCAGGTATCCAGACCAGAAACGGTACTGTTCGTATCACTAACCCACAAGAAGTTGAGGCATACTTCGGTCGAAGAATAGTAGCTGATGCATTCAGTGCAATGCAGAACTTCGTTACTCGCAGAGAATTGGAACTTGAGGGTTTCAAGTCCACCTTTGTCAAGCCAGCAGGTGAGGAGTTACCCCTCCTAGTTAAACCTTTTGATGAGTTAGTTGGCGCATTAGCATCTACTCGCAACAAGCCGGGATTTGAGGCGTGGGACACAGCAACTAAAACCACTACTGTTATGACTCCTGAGTTCATTACCAGAGTTTATGCAGACGGTAAGATACTTGCACGTTTACGTGAAGATTGGAATGTATCAGGCAATGCTAATATGCGTGGTGGTAAACACGTTGCATACGTTGTCATGGATAGAGCTGCTATCGAACAGCTACCACAACAGGTGGTTAATTACAAATACGGGTATGTGCCTAGGATTCATGAAGGTATCGAGTTCGTAGTTACTCAGCTATTCCCTTACAAGAAAGCTGGTGAAACAGGCTTGAGCAAGAGTGAAGCACTACGTGCATTCGCATCTCGACATGATGCTGAGAAGTTCACAAACATCATGGCTACCAAGTACGCAGCCAAATACAACATCCCTGTTGCAGATGCTAAGTTACGTTTCCAGACTAAAGATGGTTCAGCTATGGGCCAGATGGAAAGAATGGAATTGAACCTGAGTGGAACTAAAGGGTTATTCACTGGTACTCGTGCAGCAGATGATTTGCTAATGGGATTGGATGGTGTAGAAATTGAACGCATGAACCCTGCGGAGGCTTTTGGCCGTTACATTGACCACTTGGGAACTAAGGTAGCCAAGAACGAATGGCGTATTGGGCGTGAAACAGATTGGATAAACACTGTTCGCAGACAGTTACCCGGAACTAGAATCATGGGATTCAATGGAACTGAACTTCCAGACACTGAGGTAGGCCACGCTCTACGTCAAGTACGTGACCAGATTAACAAGTGGAATCGTGTCCCTAGTCGTAAGGAAACATTGTTCGAGGCAGCGGTACAAGGTGTTCACGATTGGACATTAAACGGGGCAAGGGGACTAGGCATTGAGAAGAATGCTATCAGTTCTATCCTATACCTTAAGCACGCTAACCCTCAGGCAGCTATCATGTCATCCAGTATGCATGTAATGTTAGGCACGTTAAATCCAGCACAGTATTATGTGCAAGCGTCAGCTATGGTATTCGCTTTATCGTTACGACCTATCAGAGAGGTTCCTAACATCTTAGGACTTGCGACAGGTTTTAGTACATTTGACAATGTGAGGAATCAGACAGCTTTAAATGGCGTAATGAAACTAATGCGAGGTTCAACAGACGAAGAAGTTAGAGCCGCAGGTAATGCAGTTGAAGTGTACAGACTATGGACAAGAAGTGGCCTGTTCGAGTCAGTTAAAAGCAACGCTGATATGAACTACATGTCAGCCACAGGCTTAGGTATGACAGCTGACACACTGCGTAATGCCAGTAACATTAGTTTATTCATATACCGGGCAGGTGAGTTATTAAACCGTAGGGTTGCATTCATCGCAGCTTATAACACTGTCAAAAACAAGAAACTTCTTGAGGCTGGTTTAGGAAAACGTGACTCATTAGAAGGTACAGACATAGCAACAGATGACCACTTCTTAGCAGAGGTATTACAGATAGCTAACTTAACTATGCTTGAGCTGAATGCAGCACAAAAAGCATGGTGGCAGGGAGGTCAAGGTGCTAATGGTATTCAGAGAACATCAGCTATGACTACTCAGTTCATGCAAGTGTTAGCTAAGACAACAGAGCTTGGATTGAAAGGTCCTCGGAGAGGTGGTCTTACTTTAAGACAAAAAGGACGAGCATCACTAGGACAATGGTTAATGTTCGGTTCAACGGGTGTACCGTTCATGGCTATGGTTGGACCAGCATTTGTGGATTGGGCAGGAGAGAAGATGGGTCTGGACGATAATGACCCAGATGATGTAGCCCTTAAGCAATCAATTGCCAATACCGTTAACCAAGGGATTGCAGGGTTAGTACCTCATGAAGTATTCGGTGCTGAGATAGAAGTGTCAGGACGCGCAGCACTAGCAGCAAACATCCTTGAAACAATTAAGGATACTCTCACTAGTAAAGACCCGTTATGGGTTAAGGCGTTTGGTGTATCTAGTGAAACAGGTAGACGGGTAGCAGCCGCAAGCGCACAAGGTCAGGCAATAGTTCAGTCACATGCTATGTTAGCACTGGCACAACTAGAACCTTTCTCTATGGCAGATAGACGCGGGATGCCTAACCTAACATCAGATACAATGGTTGCAGCAGCTACGGACATTGCATACTTAATGGGTGGCATCCCATCATTTGGGAGACAGCTACTAAAAGAAGACATGATGGATAAGCATGACATTATCATGGACAGGAGAGGTCGTGTAAACATACGTGCTAAATTCAATCTAGCAACTAGGATAGGTGTTGCTTTAGGTTTCCAAACCACACGAGAAACAAGGAAACGTTCAGTACAGCAAACTAATGAAGATAACACCGAGAAGGTTAGAGCTGCATCAGATGTGATAGTAGCTGCCTATCATCGGTTAGCCTACATTCACAAAAATCACCCAGACCATGCGGAGAGTGTTCACATAGTAGTGCAGTACTTGCAAGAGACATTAGATAACGACAAGTTAGTTGAGGAGTTACGGAATTCGTTGAAGACTAGAATATTTGATAACCCTAGGACGTTGGAGGAGAAAGAACTATTACTTTTCTTTGAACGCACAGCATCTGATAAGATAAGCCAAGGGCTAATCATTGATTCAGAAAACATGCTGAACCCTAGT